AGTGATCGTCACGCTCGTGTCGCAGAGAATGTAGAACGCCTTGACTTTGCCCGTGCTGTGGTCGTACTCGAATGAGTATCCATCCTTGTTCTCAAAGAGCACGCCCATCAGTTTCCTGAAAAACGGTCTCTCGGTCTTCAGGACGTGTCCGCCTGCCTCGTACGCGTTTGGAAAAGTCATGCGTCCACTGATGGTTTTCATGTCCTGAATATACGAATACGCGGGGCACGTCCCGCCTCCTGGCGTATCGAACGCGACAGTCATGTTTGTCGCCATATATGCCTACCTCCTACTTCTTCGCGCCGCCCGACTTTGAGACGAACTTGCCTCCAGCTCTCGGCTGGGGTTCCGGTTGAGGAGTAACCGGGGTTGGTTCAGGGGCGACAACTTCATCTGCCTTGCCTTTCGTCTCGCTTGCGATTACGACGCGCCCTTTTATGAAGGACGGACTCCTCTCAATCCCCTCCTGCTCGTCCTCATCGCTCGTGGCGTAGGTCCCGTTGATGAACTGGGCAGCCTTGCCCTTCGGGCCGTACATCTGGGCGTAGAGCAGCGTAATGCGCAGGTTGGGGTGTTGTGAAACGTAAACCTTGTGACCCATTGGTCCTGCAAACCTCCATCAGAAGCGGGAGCATCCGCCAAGGACGCTCCCGCAGTCGTTTACTGTCGCCTACCCGGTGATCCCGTAGGCGTATGCGTGGGTCTTCTCCATCTCCACCTGAAGGCCGAACTCGGTCAGATACTCATCCATCCAGCCGTCAAGGTCGGGGTTGTGAATATCGACCCTGAGTTGCGTGTCGCGCCCTTTCAGCGGACGGTAGAAGATGTTCTCGATATCGAGCGCCAGCATCATGTCGGCATAGTCCAGTTCCAGAACCCTTGTGGGAGCCAGCAGGAACGTGCCGAAGAAGGTGTTGTACTTCTTCAGGCGCAGACCATACGCTTCGTCGCCGGTCGCCGTCTCAATCTTGTTCGCAGCGAACTGGTTGATGATTGCGCCAACTTCGGGCGAGAAGCAGAGCAGCTTTGTGGGCGAAGACGCCGTGCTGGACCATGCCAGGCGCGCGAAGTCGTTCATTCCGGCCTCGGTGAGGATACCGTTTACGTCCATCACGTTAGTCTTGATGAACGAGAGAGCGCCGCCGGTCGCCCTCACGCCGCCGGTCGAACCGTCGTTCTTCTCGCCGTAGAGTAGAGCGCGTTCGATCTTGAGCATGTGCTCCAGCGACTTCTTCCTGCGCTGACGATTGCGCTCGTTCCCAGCCGTCTGGAGCCGGATGGCTTCCAATGTGCCGGACCCTTTGATGGTGGTCTTGGTGATCTGCGTAACGTTCTCGCGCATGGTCGGCTGGTCCATAATCGCGTCGGGTGCACCGGTCATCTCAGCGAACGCCCCGCCGAGGTTGTAGAGCCAGTCGTCTTTCTGTAAGGCCGCTATCGCCGTAGTTCCGAACGCACGGGTTACCTTGATGGTATCCGCGTCGGTAATCGCGGTGACTCTCATCACCTCACCGGTGCGTCCAACCTTCACGAGATCTGCGACATTGAAGATGGTCGCGTCGTTGACATCAATCGAGAGCGAGTCATCTCCGGCCACTTTGCTGTTGGCTACCTTCACCTGCGTCCTCATCCCGATAGGCTCGTCATCGTACCATTGGTACTTCCACGAAGTCACCGGGTCTTTCTTGGCCCGCTGGAGGATAACAGAAAAAGGAGCCGCCTCTTTGACGTACTCCCCAATCTGCTTCGAGACATCAATTACTTGTCTAGCTTCCGCTACATTAGCGGTGGTTACGCCATTTACGTATGCCATCTATGCGTCACTCCTGACTGTTACCCCCTTTTCCGGCGATCCAGACCGAATATCGCGTCTGCCATCGCCTCTTCGGGGGTTTTTGTTTTTTGCGGTACACGCACAGAACCGGCCATCCCAGCCGCCTGTTTGTTGGCGACCATTTGCTGGTTCTGCGCTTGAGACATGAACTTGTCGTACTTGGCTTGCTTGTACGCGAATTCGACCCCGCCCGGCATCTGAGCCAGACGCGGGTCTTGTTCGATGATGGTTTTGATGTCTTCGCGCAGGGAATCGAAGTCCGGGTGCTTCTGGCGCACCTCTGCGACCTCGGAGAACTTCTGCTGCTGGAGCGACTGCAGCTGGTTCTGTTGTAGAATCGGGCCAATGGTCTGACCCAGGAAGGCTCCGAGTTCTGGCAGTTTCTGCCTGTACAACTCCTCCGCTTTCTGAGCCGCAATCTCTTGCGCCTTGTGTTCGACAAGCTGGGCGACGGTGGCGACGGGATCGGCATACATTTCCGTCATCCACTCTTCTGCCGTCTTCTGCGGGATCGCCGGTTGCGGAGGTTGCGCCTGCTGCTGCGCTTGCTGCGCCGCAAGGACTTGCTGTTGGGCAAGCTGGAAACTGAGCGCTTGCAGGTATTGGTTATATTCCTCCACCTGCCGCCTATACTCCGCTGCCTCTTGCGAACGCTGAGTCATTGCAGATTGCGCTTCCTGATACGCTCTCTCCATCTCGTCTACGGTCCTGTACTTGCCAGCGTAGAGTTTCGGAGGTTGCGTATCGGTGCCGGTTGATTCCTGCGCTTCTCCCTCTGTCTGTGACGGGTATCCCTCTTGCTCGTCGGGGCCGTCGTCCGCCGCCTCAAGCTCGTGTCCGGTTTCTTCCGGGGAGTCGTCTACGGCGAACACATCATCGAAAATGCCAACTGTCATTCGCTATTCTCCTTTTGCTCTCGTTTTCTGCACGCAGGTGTTCACGTAGGACACAAGCTCGGAATGCGCCCGTATCTCCCCTTGGAGGAGGCGCACCTCTTCCAAACTCAATTTCGTGCCGCCTGTGAGCTGCGTGGATGCGGAGTCTATCTTCTTGGCGATGTGTTCGGCGAGAGTCTGCCAGCCTAGAGTCATCGCCAGTTCCGCAATCATGCGCTGTTTGCCCTCCGGCGTTAAGCCGAGGGTGTTTTGGGATGCTGCCATATTCACCTCATCCTCAGTCGGGATTAGAAGTCGGAAGCGATGTAGCGAGCCATCGCCTGTGGAGGAATGCCCTGCGGTAGAGCCATTGCCTGGGCTTCCTGCTCTGCCTGCTGCATAGCTTGCTGTTCTGCCATGGCTTGCTGTAGGAGTTCGGGGGGGATTTGCTGCCCTTGGCTTGCAGCCATCTGCGCCTGCTGCGCCATCTGCTGCTGTTGGGCCTGCATCTGCGCCTGCTGCTGCGCTTGAGCCATCATGAGCATCTGCTGATACTGCATCTGCATCTGCTCCTGCTGTATCTGTTCTTTGGTCTTCAGCGCAGTCGCCAACCCGCGAATCTCGAACGAATCTACCCACTGCTTCGTAAGTTCGTACACGTCCAGATACGGGTTCTGCGTCTGAATCGCGGTCATAACCAGTTGGGCCAATTGTTCTCTGCGAATGTCGCGGTTTGCGGCAGGGTCGATGGAAGAACCTGCGGGAACGTAGTCCCATTCGCCGATAACCGAGTCGGGAGCAATCTCTGCCCACTGCTCGGCTCCGTCCGGGCCGTATTGACGCGCCACCTTGGTCTTGTCGATGAACTGCTGATTATTGCAGTCCATCAGGTAGGCAAGTCGCTTGAACACCTCTTCGATGATCATTATCTTTGAATCGAATCGAATCGAAGCATTGGTGTTCTTCGTGATGACTTCGGTCGCCGTCTCTTTTCTGGAAGGCGTCGCGCCTCTGACAATCGCGGGAACGCCCAGAGCATTCTCCATGTTGGAACGGAGGATGGCTTCCTCCTGGTAGCTGGATTGCGTCACGTCGGGCGTCGTAATCGCCCACGCCTCATCCGGTCTATCCATTGGGATGATGGCTCCGGGACGCGATACGAGGTCCGCTGGCTCAAGAGTCGAACTCCGCAGCACTCCCCACATGCGGTTCAGCGAGAATGCCACGTTGTCAACCCTCTGGTTTCGCAGGGTGTTCAACTCAGCCTGGAGGTGTTCAATTACCTGCACTGCCGACATGCCGTAGAACTGTCCCGGAAGCGGGTCGAACGACTTGACCGCGAAGGGTTTCTTCCCGTGCCGCCAGTAGGGGTTTGGGCCGTCATAAGCGACGGTTTTCCTGTCAATCACGATAGCGTGCCGGTTGTCCTCCCAGTAGTGGAGCACTTCGTGGTACGCCAACCTGTCCGCATGTTCATCCCCGAAGTCGGGGTCGGAGGTCGGCTGCATGTAGCCGATTGAACTCATTCGCTCTGATTGCGCCGACATGATGTCGCCGGAGACGCCGCGAAGCTCCTCCCAGTCGATGTTGTAAACCTTCCCGCCGCCTGCGTTTTCGAGGACAGCAAGCTCCCTCTCGATGTCTGGTTTCGTCTTATAGACGCGGTGCCACACATACCGGCAAGAATCAATGTCGTGCCCCATCGGGTCGGGCCAGAAGTCGAAGTAGTCGATGTGAACGATCTCGTTGTCATCCCACACAATCGCGTCTTCGACAACCTCTTGGAACTGTCCGTCCACCAACTGCTCGACCGGAACCATTGTCACGCCTGCGCCGTCGGGACTGAGTTGCCGTTCAACCACGGTGCGCTTGACCTGCTTCCTGCGCCTGACCTTCCGTGTCTCATACCGCCAGCCAACGCCGAACACTGCGGCAGGGAAGTTCAGCAGTGAGGTTATCCAGTTGTACCACTTCACCTGAATACCGTTCTTCTCTAGCTGCTCGTCCAGCAATGCGGCGGCGAGTTTGGCTTTCTTCGCGTCCATCTCGATTGACTGCAAGTCTTGCGTGTTCTGCGGACGCGGTTTGAAGTCGATATACGGGCGCGTGCCGAAAAACGCCTTGTACAGCCTTGCCCTGAGAGTGTCGAGCATTTCATACGTTGCGGGAATGTGAAGGTTCGACCGCCCGGCCCTGTCCTCTCCTAGCTCTTCCACGTGCCCGACAAACAGCTTGTACCAGTCAAGCGCCTGTTCGTCATACTGCCTGCGGAAATCCTCGGACGCTTTGAAGAGGGACAACAGTTCGCTTAATCGCGCTTCCGGGTCGGCGTATTTCGGTTCATCCTCTTCTGCGCCATCGGGGGTGACGATGTATTCCTCTTCAGCCATCGGTTGCGGCAGCATAGGCATTCCTGGCATCCCCATGCCTGGTTGCCCCGTCATTGCCGCCATCAAACTAGGGTCAATTCCCAATCATCAGACACCCCCTTTCGTCTAGTATCCAGTCCATTTGTTGATAGGTCTGCTGGCCTGCTGCTGCCTGCGTCTGCGTCGATTCTTCTCCGCTTCGGATATAGGGGCAGAAGGGCGGGACATAAGGAAGTAGCGTAAGGCGTCAGCGCAGTGGTCTTCGCCATCGGAATCCACGTCTTCGGGATTCGACTTGTCCACCAGCAACGAAGGAATAGTGCGCCTTGAGTTGACGCACGCCTTGGTAAACAAAAGACGGGCCGTTGTCTGCCCGTCTGCGCCCTGATATGGTTTCAGCCATTCGTGCATCTTGCGCCAGCCGAGTTGTCGCGAGTTGTCTCCCGGTATCATCGGCACTCCGAGTTTCGCGAATGTCTCGATTGTGTCAATGCCTGTCGCGCTCTTCTTTTGTTTACAAGCCGGATCGCAGACCGTGTAGGCAATGACCTCATCCGAACCATCGGGCGCTTTGGAAAGTTCCTTGATCTTCTTGGCTTGCTCAGGGTCGGTCACTTGCGTTGGGTAGTATTCGCGGTAGACAATGGCCCTGCCATCGTTGTCAACCGCAATCCACAGACAGGCTGCGCGAGTTGCGTATCCTGAGTCATAGGCGCGATATATCTTCCACCCAGACGGCGGATACCAGTCCCTATCGAACGGGACGTGGATTCTCTCATCCCATTCCGAGAACGCGGCACCCTCGCCCACGGAGAATGCTTCTTCGGGCGTAGCGGGATACTCTGACCGGTATGCGTGAGGAAGCGCCTTCTTGGTGGCTTCATACCACCCGCTATCGCGTCTTGGGTCTGCATGCCACGGCACGAATATAGGGTGAAACCCGTTATCCCCTGTGACGGCTCCGTTCCACACTTCTTCATGGAAGGTGCCGCGCTTCGCCGTCGATAACCCAATAACCTTGCCGCCTGTCGGACGGTTGATGGTGGGGAACGCAGCAGTCCAGATGGCTTTCGCATATTCCTGCGCCGCCCACTCATCAAGGAGCAGGACCGATGCGGTGTATGAACGTGCGCTTTCAGGCCCGGCGGGATATGCCTGGAACCTCGAATCCTCGCCGTTGGGATGGTGAACCTTCACTTCCAGGGACGTGCTTTCCCACGTGACGCCTTTGTCGGATGGTTTGCCGTACGTGACCATCCACTGCGGCAGATGGCGCAGCATGAGCACAACCCTATCGACTAGTTCTTTTGCCTCCGACTCCGTGCGCGACACAGCCGCCGTTCGCAGGCCGGCGCGACACAGCATTCGCCACAAACAATAAGCCAGGCACAGCCATGTGAATCCTAGCTGCCTGGCTTTCAATATGACATTGAGTCGGTGCTCGTGTACTTCCTTCAGAACTCTCTCTTGCTCGGGCCACAAGGCGAATAGCATTGGTTCTCCCGTGTCTTCGTTGTGAATCTTCACAAACGCCTTGATAAACCCTGCGCAGTCTCGCCTTATTCCTGCCCATGCCTCCTGAATCATCTCAGTGTCGAGACTCAGAAGGCGCGGGTCATCTGTTTGTAGGGTCACGGCGACAAGGCTAGCCTCCTTCCATTGCTACGGCGAACATCATGCGACAGAAAGCGTGCTCCAGGTGGTCTTCCGATTTGTCGCCAGCCAGGTATGCGAATACGTGAATGAGCGCATGGTTCAGGTGACTGCGCGTGTCGATCTTGCGCCAGTTGCTCACACCGTACTTCGCTGCGCCTTTTCCGGCGATTGCGGCTAATTGGAACATGGCCGGCGCGTCTAGAAGGTCGAAACGATAGGGTGTTGTTGACTGTTTGCCGCCGTTCGCGTTGGTTTCTATTGGAGTGTCCGGACCGACGCCGGATATGTTAACCCCCGCCATCACAGAACCTCCGTTACAGCACGATCTTTGCTTCCTTCCTCTTCCCCGACAACTTCACAACGGTTGCGCCCTCCTCTTTCGGCGCATAGCCCCTTTCTCGCCCATAACTGCCCCACAGCATGTAGGAACCCGTGATTCCGGCGGCAATCCTGCGTTTTCGGAACTGCCCGCACGTCCAATCCGGCTCGAACGCCGCTAGTTTGGTGCCGGTTTTCGCATGGGCGTGGCCGACCACCACAACATCGGTGCCGTGCAGCCACTTCGGGATGCTTGACACGGCATTGAGCGCAGCGCCTTCGCTTCGCCCCGCTGCCCACCCGTGATGATAGAAAACGCCGTAGCAGAAGGGTTTTCCGTTGTTTTTGCGCTTCCCAAGCGTCACTCCGACCCAAATACCGCCGCGTTCATACGGAATCAGAGGCGCAATCCCTTTGAGTTCGAGGTTTGTTCGCATCACAAGTTGTTGAATCGGGTCAATTCCGGTCGCTTTGTCGCTTCGGATGGAGTGATTCGAGTTCGTAACGCCTAAAATGCGCCCCGCACGGCCCAAGGGTAGGAGGACCTCATTAAAAACCCACTCCTGCTCCGCTTCCGGCCCCATTTTCGTGCGATATGACGCTGATTTTGAGGTATGGAGGGCGTTTTCCAGCACGTCACCGCCGATGAAAGAGTAGAAATCCGGCGT